CCATCAACGGTTTGCAGAAATCGTAGAAGAAAGGCTGGAACACAGCAAGGTGGGAATCATCCGGGAACTTTCAAAACCGTCTTATGACGACTTCGGAATTTCAAAAGATTTTGAAAGTGGGGATCAGCATTACTACTTATTTCGGTGCGGTAAATGCCGCACCTACACAAATGTGGTTACTGAGATATGGGAAGACCCTCTAAACGCAGTGGTAAAACATACCCGGAAAGGATGCGATACATACTATTTTCGTTGTAAGAAATGCGGCTCTCCCTTGAACGCTTCCACAGGCACCTGGGTTGCTGCTTGTCCCGACAGGGATATAAGGAGCTATCAGCTTTCCCAATGCTATTGGAATTGGGCACCGGCGCGGTATCAAAACGTCGCCCACAAGATATGGGTTAAATACCATGAAGCAATCACCCAGGAAAAGAAAGAACAATTTTGGCGGGGAATCATCGGCCTGGCCTTTGCCGGGGCGAATCAACCTCTTACTGACAGTATTTTCAATCAAGTACAAGGGACACATCAATTAAGACCCTCCTGGGCTGGTATCTCATATATGGGCGTAGACAACGGTACGAAATGGCATTATGCCGTCGCTCACCAACAAGGCTATCGGTTATTGTTTCATGACTTCGGAGAGGTAGACGACGCCTCGAAACTCGACGCCGTAATGAGAAAGCATAACGTCCGCTTTTGCCTGGTGGATATGGAACCCAATGTCCACGATTCAAAAAAATTCGCTCTCCGGCATCTTAAAAGGGTTGCAGTCCAGGACTTTCAAGGCAATGAAACCAGGGAAAAAAAGACCGAAAAGGATGGAAAAGAAGTAAAAAAAATCAACCTGCCCCGTACGGAAAGCCTTGATGAAACCATCGATTGTATCCAGGGGGGAATAATCGTTTTACCGGGCCTGGCAGCCGGGGATATTATAAAGATAGTACGGAACCACCTAAAAAAATTGATAAAACAAAAAGTAAAAAACAACGAAGGTAAAGAAAGCTTTAAATATCTAAGAGGGGTGGAAAATCATTATGGCATGGCTATCAATAACTGTCTACATGCCTGGTACCAGGTACAACAAAAGATAACCAGGGGATCAGGGGTATTGCCCTATGGGAGGCCATTAAATGTCACTAATCACTAAAATAAAGGGCTTTTTAGGGTTCGATAAAAGCAATAATGGAAGCAATCGAAAAAGGTTGAAATACAGTCAAAATTTGCCTCAAGACGGCCGCTCATCCAGGGATGATACCATCGCCGATGTTTTCGCAAAATATAACCGTTTTTTTAGCATTTTAGACCCCTGGGTGCCCGCGCTATATCTCAAAGCTCTGAACAAAATGTCGATAATCGAGCCTGAATTTTCAAAGGCAGTGATGAATTTCCAGGCCGTTGCCAATACCGGACACAAGATTATCATTAATGCCCCTGACAGCAAAATCGAACCGGCCATGAACCGGATCAACATGTTAGCCGAAACCCTGAATATCGACCGGGAAATCAATGACCTGATCGACCAGGTTAGCAGGAACGGTGCCGGGTCCATAGAAGCCTGTATCAATGATAACTTTGACGGCATAAGAAAGATCGTTAAGGTCCCCCCTCATGCAATTCGTTTTCTCAAAATCGAAGGCGAATGGCAGCCCCATCAATATCTTGAGCATAACATCTTTACTAATCAATATGAAAATTTTCTAATCCCCTTGAATCCAATTACTTATAGATACGATGCCCTTCAAGTGATGGATAATATCCCCTACGGCATACCGCCAATGTTAAGTGCCGTCTCCCCTAACCTCATGCAAAGGGAAATCCTTTCTGAAATCAGTCGGATAATCAAGAATAAAACCCTTTTCGGCCTGAACTTCGCGAAAATTCCACCACCCCCGGACATGGAAGAAATGGAAACCCCGGAGCAATTTCGCTCCCGGTATCAAGAGTACATTCGACAAAACGTAGATGCCCTTATCGCGGCTGCAAAAGATGGCTTTATCGGGATACCCTCTGAATTGGATATGCAAAATTTTTCTACAGCCCAGGACGTTCGCGGCCTTGATAATATTGTTGAACGCATCGACAGGAGATTGTATAACGGCTTGAAACAGGACCCCGGGTTGTTAGCCAGTCACAGCACCCAGACGGAGACCTATCTTACCGTAATTTACAAGATACTCGTTCACTATGCTGAAAATATACGCAGGATTGTCAAACGCAGCCTTGAATATATCTATGTTTTAGATTTACTCTTAGGTGGCATATTCGTTGCTGATGAGAGGGTGTCCCTGCAATTTAATGAAAATAGTTCCATCCGCCCCAACATCGATGCCCTGGCCGAAAGATATCGACTTATGAATGTTAAGGATAAGCTATCAATGGGGCTAATATCCCCGGACCGGGCCGCCCAGGAATTTGGCCTCAATGAATTCTATGACACGGATTTATTCTATAAGAGCCTGGAGCGTCAAAACGGGTTTAGCCAGGCAGAGTCATATAAAACCCGGGAATTCTCCTGGCATCGGGGCTTGCAAACCTATTGCATTGTTAGAAATACCATCGATTTAGATGCATATCAAACCTTTATGAATTCCTACAAATCCGGCGAAGGCCAGAACAAAGAGGAAGAAAACGCGAAAAAAAGGGCTGAAACCCTGGACCGGAAAATGAAAAAGAAAATCCGGGAATACCTGGATGAAGTACTCCCTTACTTCCGCGACCTCCAGGACGATGTAATCGACTATGCCCTGGAGTACACCAAAAATCATATAGAGGAACTCACGGAAAGCCCTGAAAAGCTGCTGGAAGCCGTCAAGGAATACGTTAATAGCAGCGAAGCCTATAAGGGCCTTAAAAATAAAGATTCCTGGCTCAGACAGGTATCCGATAAGCACACCATCGATGCCGGGAAAAAATTCTTTGAAAGCACCCTCATCTTTGGCGATAAAAAGCCCTCCGTAAAATTCGTGTTTGGTGAAGGGGATAAAGAGGCGATGAGATTCTACTCGAAGCTGAATGTGTTTTTCTTTTCTTCCTTCATCGATAATGAGGATTTCGGGGGCAGTATTAATGAATTCATAACTAAATTCCTGGAACGTGGAGAGGCCAGTCACGGAGAGTGGACCAAATACGCGGAAAAGGAATTCAAACGGTTATTCGGCACTGCAATCACCCAGGACATCGATTTCCAGATGAACCGAATCATTAATACTTCGATAAGCAATATCGTCAACCGCAGTCATATAAAGCAGCTTAAACAGGCCGGATTCCAAAAAGGGAGAATCAACGGGAACCTGGAAACCGGCTGCCGGATCTGCAAAAGAATGCATAAGCTCAACTTTACTGTTGAGAAAGCCTATAAATTATTAGAACAATTCGAACAGATAAAAGAAATTGAAGACGCCGTAAAGGCAATCAAAGCCTCGAATGTAACCATAGAGGACATCGAAATCCAGGAAGAAATTGACCTGGATGAGTTATTACTCGATGGAAAAGGAGTACCTCCTTTTCATCCAAACTGTGTATGCTTCATTGATGGATATTTTGGAGAATAAAAATGTACTATAGAATTTTGAACCCTGGAACAATGTTAATAAGCCAGGATATACAGTTATTTCCCTTAACCGGAAAACCGGTTATACAGGATGCAAAAGCACCGGCTGTGAATCCCGGAAAACAGGAACAAAAAGCAGCAGCCCAGGAATCGATCATTGAAATTCCTGATTTAATAACCCCGGATGGTTTCGTGGAAAAAACCTTCCGGGTTATTTCCAGGGCTGTATTCTATCTCGATGTCGATATGACAATACCGGTGGATTACACCAAGGAAGGTGTTTTAAAAGAAGGATTAAATATATTTCCCGAAAAGTTAAGTATATTCCAGGATCATGTACCTTCTGTAAAATACCTTTGTGGACATTCCACTAATCACCGGTATATCACCGACACCGACCCGGAAGGAATCGAAAGCCTTTTCCGGGTAGACAGCAAAACCAACCCTGACCTGGCCAGGCATGTCCAGACCGGCAGTGCTAACAGTGCCAGCTTAACCTTAATGGTCTTATTTAGTCGTTCTCATGATATGAAGTTATCTGAATTCTTTGAAAAACTTGGACAGATTGTAGATAACTCTATGGTTCGCTTCGTAGCTGAAAGGTTAAAACGGGTTTACGAAGTTTCCCTGGTATGGGCCGGTGCCGATTCCACTGCTGTCGCCCAAAAACTCGACTATTACGCAAACAAGGACCCCAAATCCTTCCATATAAATCAAAATCCAAATACCGAAAAGGAGGTAAAAAAGATGGACCCCGAATTAAAGTTGTTACTCGAAACCATCAAACAAAAGTACGGCGTAGACTGCGCCACTGTAAGCCAGGCAATCGCCTTCCTGGAAAAAACCGAAGGTGAAAAAGCCGCCTTAAAACAGCAAGTGACTGCCCTGGAAACCCAGGTTAATGAGTTAAAGCCTTTTAAGGAAACCGCGACACTTATGTTAGGTGCTTTAAGGGACGATGTTACCCGGCTGCATAAATTGACCGCCGGTTTGACCATCGACGCTTTAACCCAGGAAGTAATCAAGGCTGCCCCCTATGAAAAACTGGTTGAGATGCAAAAGACCCTGGCAGCCAAAACGGAAAAAGCAGTACCGCTAAAATGCCAGGACTGCGGCTCCACCAACGTCAACCGTTTAAGCCACATCGATACGCCCCCGCAAGCCCCTGGAACACCAGAAGCAAAAAAGAAATCGAAAAAATCGATTAAATTCGGTTTTAAGAAATAAGGAGGTCAACAAAAATGAATGAGAAAAGATTCAATCAATACCGTTGGATCATCGGCCTCACCCTGGCAGCGGAATATCCCCTGGGAAGTCAAATGAAGATATCCGGTGAGGAAACCGTCACTATTGCCGGCGCGGGTGAGTTTTGCATCGGAACCTTATATGCACTTCCTGAGAAAGGACTCCCAGGGAAAGCCGGGATATGTGTAGATGGTCATTTTAACCATCGCGGCACCGGCATCGCTTCCGGTGTCATTGCTGCCGGCGATCGTCTGAAAGTTGGAACCCCGGATGGAACAACCCAGAGGTACGCGAAATTTATCCCCGGGACCGATGATCCGGGGATAGTCCGCGGCGTGGCATTAACAGCCGCAGCCGCCGCTAAT